GACAACGCCCAGTACCACCTCCGCAACATGTACGAAAGCGGTACTGTATCCAATTCAATATCGATCTCGATGATCTAGGTTTAGCTTGATCGCTACTGCCCATCCACCCGGGTGGGCAGTGTCGACAAAGACTAACTACCCTGTTATAATCTTTACATCGATCAACTGGGCACTTCGCCCGACCGTATCGAAAACCCAGGAGGAGAATGTGATGACAGACCTTCAAGAACTTGCCGAGCACGGGAACGCCGGCGCCCAGTACAAACTCGGCCTCATGTACGCCAACGGGAACGGCGTACCGCAGGACTACGCCGAGGCGGCGCGGTGGTATCGCCTGGCTGCCGAGCAGGGGCTCACGGATGCCCAGTACAACCTCGGCGTCATGTACGACTACGGGGACGGGGTACCCGTGGACTACGCCGAGGCAGTGCGGTGGTATCGCCTGGCTGCCGCGCAAGGGCTCGCGAGCGCCCAGTACAACCTCGGCTACATGTACGAAAGCGGGAAAGGCGTACCCCGGTACCATGCCGAGGCGGTGCGGTGGTATCGCCTGGCTGCGGCGCAGGGGCTCTCCAGGGCCCAGTACGACCTCGGCCGAATGTACGAAAGCGGGAAAGGCGTACCCCGGTACCATGCCGAGGCGGTGCGGTGGTATCGCCTGGCTGCTGATCAAGGGCACGCCAACGCCCAGGAGATGCTCGGCCACATTGATTAGATTGGTTGCTACTGCCCATCGATCGAAATCGGTGGGCAGTGTCGACCCCCAACGAGTAACCGGGCCCTTCGCCCGACCGCTCAAAAAACCAGAGGAATGAAGTCATGTACGGACAGAGAGATTCGCTTTTTCCGGATGAGCATTTCGAGATAGATGATTCGGATCTGCAGGATATGGATCGGATCCGCGCTGAGGAGGGTAATCCGATTGCTCAATACAACCTCGGCCTCATGTACGACAACGGGGAAGGGGTGCCACAGGACTATGCCGAGGCGATGCGGTGGTATCGCCTGGCTGCAGTGCAGGGGCTAGCCAGCGCCCAGCTAGGCCTCGGAAATATTTTGGATTACGGCTGGGGTGTACCCCAGGACTACGCCGAGGCTGCTCACTGGTATCGCCTAGCTGCCGAGCAGGGATGTGCGGATGCCCAGTACGAGCTCGGCTACATGTATGAAAACGGATTGGGCGTGCCCCAGGACTACGCCGAGGCTGCGCACTGGTATCTAAGGTCAAGATAGTCTAAAATTTGCATCGACGACCGGAATACCGACCGTCGAGGAGAGAGAAACGATGAAGAGTTTTAGACAGTCGGTGACCTTAAGGGCAATGAAGGCTAATCAAGTTGAAGGATTTCAGATCTGGAACTTGTGTGGCGACCCGAAGGAAGATCGTTTATATGAGCCGAGCAACGCTGCTTCACCCCTCGAACGGATGAACCACCCAATAAATCTTCGGCAACCGATGCGTTGGGAAGTACAGTGTTGTGACGATAACGAGACCATGTGGTTTCGGAATCTTCATCAAGCGAAAAACTGGATCATCACTTATGGCGATCCGGAGTGGGTCTCAGACTCGGAACGTGTCGCCTGCGACGCTCGTTCGCTCTGGTAAATAAAAATTAATGGGGTGTAGCCAAGTGGTAAGGCCCGGGACTTTGACTCCTGCACGCCCAGGTTCGAATCCTGGCACCCCAGCCACTGGAAGAGGAGATTAGATAATGATTGGAACTCTAGTGCCCACGTTGTTGCCGATTCTGACGGACGTGGTCCGTAGATTCTTGCCAGAAGATGCCCAACAACGTGCCGAGGCTGAGCGAGAGATAGAATCAGCACTTACCAATCATCTCTCTAAGATTGATTTAGCTCAGCTCGAGGTAAACCGTGCCGAGGCTGGAAATAGACGATTGTTCGTCTCAGGCTGGCGTCCATTCGTGGGGTGGACGTGCGGCGCAGCTCTGGCTTACACCTACGTTGTGCAACCTATGATTATGTTCGGGCTAGCTCAGTCTGGGAATTTAGTGCAGATCCCGACGCTCGAAATAGGTGAATTGATGCCGTTGTTGATGGGGCTGCTAGGGCTTGGAGGCCTCCGCACATACGAAAAGGTGAGACGTGTTGCTTAGCTTTATCACTCGACAACGCGACCGGGAACCCCCAATGAAAGGAGACAGATCGTGTCAATCAACTTAAAAAATACCTCGAACCTATCGTCTACTAACATCAACATGTTGATTTATGGACAGGCAGGCGCCGGTAAGACTTCCTTGATCCCTTCCTTGCCAGCTCCGCTCATCCTTTCCGCCGAGGGCGGACTGCTGTCGATTGTTAGAAAGGACATAGAGTACATTGAGATCGATAGCGTATCCCAAGTCAGAGAAGTTCTGGACTGGATAAACAAGTCTGAGGAAGCCCGGCACTTCGAGAGCATAGCGATAGACTCAATCACTGAGATCGCGCACTTATGCTTGTCAAATCAAAAGGAGATTTGCAGCGACCCAAGACAGGCGTACGGAGAGCTTCAGGAAATTATTGGGGCTTTAATTCGCGAGTTCCGCGACCTGGACAAGCACGTCGTAGCGATCTGTAATCTTGACAAAACCACCGACGAAATGGGGCGCGTCCTATACGGCCCATCGATGCCCGGTCAAAAGCTCGCCCAATCGATTCCCTATCTATTCGATCTGATCTTGGCGATGCGGGTCGAGAAGGACGCGGAGGGAGAACCACAACGTGCGCTCATGTCGGCGTCCGACGGTCTCTGGCAGGCCAAAGATCGAAGCGGACGCCTAGACGCATGGATGGCTCCAGATCTAACTGCGATCTTCAAAACAGTTTTAGGGGAGCACAATAGCCGTGTGTGACTTAGATACTCTAAGTCAACGATGGATCGACGCAAAGCGAATCGAGAGAGGCGCGATCGAGAATCGCAGAGCTGCGGAGAACTCCTTGCTATCACTAATTGGAATCCCACAAGCCTTCGAGGGGATCGAGACGATCGACACAGACACTTATTCATTAAAAATCGTGGGACGTATCACGAGGAGAGTAGACGGTACAAAAGTACAGCAAATCGCCCTCGACGAAGGGCTCACCGAGCACATGGGCTATTTGTTCCGCTGGAAACCTGAGATCAATCTCAGCGCCTGGAAAAACTCAGATCCAGCTATCACCGAGCCGCTTCTTGAGGCAATCACTACAACTCCAGGGCGCGCATCTTTTACGATCACCAAGGAAAAGGAAGAAGACCATGGAGCTTAAAGAAACGTTCGAAGCTGGTTCGTCGGCGGAGAAATTTTCTCCAATTCCAGCCGGTTGGTACACGGCCGTTGTTGCAAGCGCCGAAATAAAGCAAACCAATGCAGGCAACGGTGAGTACATCGCCATTCGATTTGACATTACCGGCCCAGAATCTGAAGGTCGAGTCGTGTGGGCTAATCTGAATATACGCAACCCGAGCCCGAGGGCTGAAGAAATCGGCAGACAACAATTAGGCGAGCTGATGAGAGCGATCGGTCTCAGCACAATCAACGATACAGACCAGCTGATTGGAGGGCGGCTAGAGATCAAATTGAGCATTCGCGACGACCCGCATTTCGGACTTTCTAACAACGTCAGGGCCTTCAAGGCTATCAAGGGGTCGACACTACCACCAGCAGTATCCAAACCAGTCAGCACGTCTACTGATACCGATACTGAAACGTCGGCATCGTCCCCTCCGTGGGCCGCTCAATAAAAAACTAACGAGGAGGATCCGGGGGTTAATCCCCCCGGCTAATTTATGGCGAAACTTCCTGATGCAATTCATTCGATCTCGAATTTAATTGACGATCACCACGCCAACCAACCAGACGAGCCACGCCTGCACCTTGGCGCATCGTTGCTAGGACATCCGTGCGACCGCTGGGTCTGGCTATCATTCCGATGGGCGGTTCGGGAGAAAATCCCTGGCCGGATTCGGAGATTATTTCGTCGCGGCCATAGAGAAGAAGCTACGGTCATTGACGACTTGAAGTCCATCGGCGTGAACGTCAGAAAGACTGGCTCCGACCAAACAGCTATTGCGTTTGGGACACATGTCGGTGGGTCTCTGGACGGGATCATCGAGTCCGGCGTTCCAGGCGCACCAAAAGCCCGACACGTCCTGGAAATCAAGACCCATAACAAAAAATCTTTCGATCAGCTTCAGCGTAAGGCCAGCGTGAAGGAGTCAAAGCCGATCCATTGGGCGCAGATTCAACTCTATATGCTCGGCACCAAGATTGATCGAGCTCTGTACGTCGCAGTGTGCAAAGACGACGACCGGATTTACACGGAGCGTGTCAGGTTTGACAAAGCTGCTTCTGGGAATTTGCTAGAAAAAGGGAAACGGCTCGCCACGACAGAGCGCATCCCGACCCCTATATCTACAGATCCAAGCTGGTACCAGTGCAAGTTTTGCGCGGCACACAGCTTCTGCCACAAGCGCTCGCTGACGCAAGAGGTTAACTGCCGGACTTGCGCCCACGTCACGCCGGAAGAAGACGGCACCTGGTCTTGCGCTAGATGGGAGGGCGGCAACATCCCCGGAGACTTTCAGAAAACCGGTTGTGAGAGTCACGTGCTGCATCCTGACCTCGTGCCGTGGCCGATCAAAGACAGCACTAACCCGCATGAAGCCGTCTATGTGATCGAAGGGACAGAGGTCCGCAACGGCGAGGGCGACGCATTCGTGTTCTCGAGCAAGGAGTTAGTTATTGCTGGCGAACTAGCGGCTGACGAAAACGTGCAGCTTGTAAAAGAGACTTTCCCAGAAGCGAGAGTAGTAGAGGTGGAGGCGGAGGCGGAGGTGCAAAGTGCTTAAGCTCCGAGACTATCAGCGCCGGACTATCGACGAGCTGTATAGCTGGTTATCAGCAGTTCGAAAAGGTCACCCGTGTATTGAGCTTCCGACTGGCTCAGGCAAGTCGCATATCGTTGCAGCTTTGTGCAAGGAGGCGATTCAAGGCTGGCCTGAGACTCGAATTCTCATGCTCACGCACGTCAAAGAGTTGATTCAGCAGAACGCCGACAAGATGCGCCAGCATTGGCCGAATGCACCTCTGGGGATCTACTCAGCTGGAATGGGTCAGCGCGACATTGGAGAACCGATAACGTTTGCTGGCATTCAGTCGGTTCGAAATAAATCCGACCAGATAGGCCACGTTGATTTAGTTATCATCGACGAGTGCCACCTTGTTTCTCACAAGCAGGAAGGTGGGTATCGGAATCTGATCGATAATTTAACGCGTATCAACCCAGCACTGCGTGTGATTGGATTAACGGCGACACCGTACCGGCTGGGCCACGGCTATATCACTGATCCACCAGCCTTGTTTTCTGAGATCATCAGCCCAGTTTCGATCGAAGAACTCATTCATAAAAAATACCTCGCGCCGCTCCGTTCAAAGCTAACCTCACACCGTCTTTCAGTAGACGGTGTACACAAGCGTGGTGGCGAGTATATCGACAGCGAACTCCAAGCTGCGGTGAACACCGAGCACAATAATTCTGAGACGGTGGATGAGGTGATACT